GTGCCGTTTGCCAGCACGCACGCGTGAAAACGTTCGTTCCCGGGGTCCTCCGATAAATTCTTCTGATAGTCAGCCTCACTGATGATCTGCATCCTGACTCCGTCCACCATGGCTGTCACCGCATCCGGGGGAATTTGCAGAAGTAATTCCAAAATAGTCTTTTTCATTGTTCTGTCAGTACTTTCCCCCCTGAAGTCCCGTCAGGTGGGGTCATGTTGTGCAAAAGAATGCGTGGGACATAGCCCTCCGCATCCGTGGCTCTGGCAAGCCCATACCCGCAGAAAGACTACACCCACGCATGTACGCAGGCGTAAACCGTTTGTTCTGCGAGTATTGAAATGTGCCAGATTTCGGATGCAAAACAAAAGCTAACGCTTCTTTAAATCTTAATAAGCCATTGCAAATATAATGGATACCGGACTATCCGCAAAGAAAACCATTGTTTTTCTCATGAATGACATCCTTCCGGGCCAACAATATCATTTCAACAAAAGAGCCTGTAACCGGACGCTACAGGCTCATATCTCTTTCCCGAACAATTCTTCAGGAAAGTTCACTTCTTTTGCATCTCAAGTGACCCCTTCCGGAATTCTTTCATCATCTTTTCAAGTTCCAGCGAAACCTTGCGTGCCCGCACACCGGCCGCCTTGTTACCGTTCTCAACCTGAAGTGCAGAATCTTTGACGAAGGCGGCGTAGGCCTCCTCAATTTTTGCGAGTAATTCTTTCATAACGATTCATTTTTATTAATTCAGTTGCAAAGATAACAAATTTCGGAATATTTGCCACATCCCCGACTTGATTTTCCGCTGGCGGTCATATTCTGGCTTTCCATAAGGTGTTCCGGATGTTTTTTCTTCCGATTTTATAAAACATTGTTTTACAAATTTTATTTCTGTTTAGCAGGCAAAGTTTTCTTATAACGTATGTCTTTTATCATATTTTCGTATATTTGCACAAAAGAATATTCCAAATTTATAAGTGTTGAGAGGATAAATTTACGTTTGTAACAGATCCGACAACGAATTCCCCATGCTGTGAAGCATCGGGACATAAGCAGGAATCGCCATTCCTGCTTTTTTGTTTCATTATTGATATAATTCAAGGTTAATACTGAATATGCTAAAAATCAAAAGTACCATGCTTATAAGAGGATCGAGAAGGTTTATAATACTCCTCACCCGGAGTCTGGGGTTGTATAAAATCTTGTCTGAATATTTCTGTGGGATTATCTGTAACCAAATCTGCATCATGGGTATATATGTTAAAATAACACTCCGGATCTGTTTCTTGGTTATACGGCCCTTCTCCTTCAAAAGTAAATTTGTAGAAACCAATTTTTTCTCCGTCTTTTCTGACCGTAAGAAACCAAACATTGCCGGTACTTATCGTTTTAAATCTTAATCCGTTTAATGATGAATAAGTTTCCTCTATAAACTGATCATCCAAATACGTCTGCTTTTTACAGGTAAAAGGCAACTCAAATTTACCGCCTTCAGCTGGTAGAATAAAAGGATTCTGTTTCGAATGGATCTTATACACAAACATCAACTTACCCTTATCTATAGTCAGTGGAATTTTTTCTACTTTTATACCATTAACAGTAGAATAAGAAATCTGCAAATCAGCATTCAAAGTTTTATCTTCTTTATTAATGTTTGAGGTTATATTTAATATTACCTGATCACCCTCCACTTTTGTCTCTATATCAGAAAACAGAGTTTTGTCAAATTCTATAGAAATATCTTTAGGTATGATCGGAACCTCTGAGTCTAAGACATCATCTATCAGTGTTTTTTGAACAATTGTAATAGTAATGGTACGTTTCTCACCAAGACAGCTGAACGGTTTAAGTGCCTCTTTG